TCCCAGAGACCCGAGCGTCCCCAGAGACCGAAGCGAACCCAGAGACGACAGCGTTCGGTCCAACGAACGCTGTCTCCTCTACTGTCGCTGTATTCTCGACCCAGCCTCCTCCGTTCGGATGCTGATGCCAGGTCTCGAGCGTTGCGTCAGGAAAGATAGATTTCAGTTGTTCAAATTCCATAGAACCATTATACCTCGAACGGATCACAGGACAAAGTTTTTTCGAAAGAATATTCTCTTTGTTGTCAATCACTTGGCGCAAGTCATTGATTCTAAAGAGAATATAGTTTAAATGCAAAAAATGAGCCTTTCGGCTCCCTACAACATTTTCCGTTTAAGATAATATACACACATCATCATACTTGGAATAATCATTGACCAATTTCTTGGTGAAAGTATTCCATGTATTGGACAAAATAAGAATTCGTATAAATCATTTAACATATAATTTTGGAACCCCTACCAAGACTTGAACTTGGATCTTTAGTTTCGTAGACTAGTGTTCTTTCCGTTGAACTATAGGGGCATTTGGTAGTCACACTCGGATTCGAACCGAGAACCACTTGCTTATAAGGTAAGCACTCTAACCATTGAGTTATGGAACTATTGTTAATCGACTTTCTTTTCTAAAGAATCATTCTGTGTCTGTGAAGACACTGCATTCTTAATCATCAAGACATTAACAATATTCCCTGAGCAATAAATTAGTTGATCTGGCCTCCAATTAATATCCGCATACACACAATAAAATTGCGTTTTGCTATTAGATTCTTGAGAGATATAATATGATTCCTGTTTTCCTGAATACAAGAAACTTACAGTAAATAAGGCTATTACACCAATCGTTACAATATATCTCAATATATTCCAAAAAATATCAAGATCATCTATAAAATTATTCATACATATATTCCTTAATTGAATAAGAACTCAGACCACTCTGGTCTTGATTCTCCTTTATTTCTCAATATTGTTGTGTGAGTGTGGACTGTCAATTTCATTGGTTTCGACAACAATCTCATGCACGCTTCTTCGGGTGTCTTATCGGCTTTCTTAGAATTACACTTTCTACAAGCGGCAACTAAATTTTCCCAACGAGAAGATCCACCCTTTGATTTTGGAATAACATGATCTAATGTCAGAGTTCTTTCAGAGAAGATTCCCTGACAATATTGGCAAGTATATCTATCTCTGATGAGAATATTCTTCTTAGATAACTTATAAGATCTATTCGGTAATCTATGAAAATTGATTAGACGAATAACAGCCGGAAGAATCATTTCTGAAGAGATAGATTTCCATACTTGTTCTGTGTACTTCTCTGCCACAGCAACACCACGATAAATCAATTTTACAGCTTTCTTTACCGAAGTTGTTTGTATGGGCAAATATTGTGAATTTAAAACAAGAACAGTCATCTATCTCTCCATAAATTATTTAATATTTATCATCGTGCAAAATAAGCTGCCCACACAGATGAACGAGTTTCATAATCAAACCGAGAGACTAGCTTCCGAATTGCAGCCTTTCTCGCATTTTCCTTAACATCTCGATCCTTAGGATGTTTCATTGCTACACCGATATAATCAGGTTTGGAATAATTTTGATCTTTCTTATTTCCAAGATCTTCAAATAACATTGCTTTTGTAATCCTACCTGAATTCATTTCTGCACGCTCATCCATAGAGTAAGCGAAATCAAGAACATAATTCTTTCCATATACATTCACTTTAATCATAGTATTCTCCCATATTTATTTTAACTTAAAAATACAATTTAGTCAATCCCAAGAATCATCTTTCGATATATGGAGCGTGTTAGAATTGAATCATATACTGCTTCATGTAATCTAGATTCATCAACTGAGATACCAAAAGCCTTTGCAACAGTTGCCAATTTGAAATTTGGAAACTTAGATCTTTCTTCCTTCAAAAATTCCATAGCAAATGATGATACATCAATTGTCGGCCACCAAATCCAAGAACCATAATATTCATCTCCAGAATTAATAAAGAATTGTCTTAGAAATGAATCATCGAAATTTGAATTATACCCAACGAAAAAGAACTTATCTGTTTTATCAAACTTAGAAATATACTTCGAAAATATTTCAGTCAATAAGGCGTAACCTTCTTGTGGTTTATGAAATGTCTTAAGATCCTCTACAGTAAGTCCATTGATCTTCATAGATTCTTTTGAGATCAATTGATTTGGAAAGGGTTGTATCTTAATATCAAAAGATTCTTTGATTTCCCCATCAATGTCAATTAAACCAGCAATTTGGATAATTCCATGCTTAGATGGATCGATTCCGCTTGTTTCTGTATCACAAAAAAGATATTTCATATTATTCTCTATATTAAGTGGTTAGGGTGGAGAGAATCGAACTCCCATACTCCGAGTCAAAGTCGGATGCTTTACCATTAAGCTACACCCCATCAAAGTTGGAGCTGCGAGACGGGATCGAACCGTCAATCTGCAGTTTACTAAACTGCTGCTGTACCATTGAGCTATCGCAGCACCCTCTATTTATTAGAATGCGAAATTTCGCATAACTAATTTCGTTTCTTCTTTGATCAAGACCAACTTATCGCCAGCAGAATTAACATAGACGACTTTTCCAGAAGGATCTAACACAACAATTTCATTTGGCGAGAAAGTGGTTTGACCATACATCTCACCATCACCCCCAACAATATAATAATTTAGTAGCACATTATTAGTAATAGGATTTCCAGTATATATTTTCTCAACGCTACCTTCTTGGATATTCAACTCACGGTTTGGTGTGAACTCGATCTTATATTTAGAAGGAGAAACGAATTCCATTTTGGTGTTAATAACCTTAATTACTTCATTTGCTGTTTCGTCATATCGATTCATTTCTTCAACAATAGCTTTCAACATATCGAAATTGAAGTTATTGAATGCCATTGATAGATTACAAACTGAATTCATATTAGACTTGTTGATTAGATTTTCTTCACAATAATCACGAACGAATGATACTTCTAGTCCAGTAAAATCTAGCATGTAATAGATTCTTCCTGGTCGATTTTTCATATTATAATCAATCTTGAATTTATCATTACAAGTACAAATAAACATTTTCTTGGTTGGATAAACACCATCGAAAAGCGTTAGAATAGCTTCTTGAGCCTCTTTCTCCGAATAAACTTTCTCGAATTCGTCGAAGAAAATAATTGCAGATTGTTTAATTGATTGAACGAAAGTGTTAAACGTGTCACCAAACCACGGATGATTAATGATGATAGTCGGAATTCCTTGTTCGGCTGCAGAAATACAGATAGCTTTTGCTAGAAGAGATTTTCCCGAACCCTTTTCACCACACAAAATAACACCAGTTGAAGATTCTCGATCGTTGAATGTATTCAGAATTCGATCACGATTCTTTGTTAGATCGCCATACAATTTATTAGGAATGTCAAAAGATCCAATATGATTCAAAGAAAACTCATTCTTCATAGTATCATACTTAACATTATAAGTTCCTGCTGGTAACATCGTTCGCACATCTAAATTCTCATTCGATGTAACTCGATAATTACTCCCATTCTTAACAAATAGACTCATGATTATTATCCTTTACTTATTATTCAATTTGGTGGACGAGGAAGGGATCGAACCGTCGGTCTTTCGATTATCAGTCGAACGCTTTACCTCTAAGCTACTCGTCCACTACAATACTATTATAGTATATTTACAACAAAAAAGCAATGGCGGAAAATACAAGATTCGAACTTGTGCATCCCTTTCAGGACGACCACTGATTAGCAATCAGGTGCAATACCACTCTGCCAATTTTCCGTCTTTAATTATTTTCGATTATATTCTTCCCAAAATCGATCATTGCGTATAGTTAAACCTATTAACCAATTACCATAAGATATAACTTCAGAATCATAATCTCCTGGATAATCAAATAGATAATCTACCAATTCATTAATCAATCCAGTAAGATTCAAATCTTTCAACATAGATCCATATTCTGTTTTAATATCAATTGAATCTGGCGTATAACAAACTATATCACAAATAACATCAATTACATTGCCGTCTCCAAATTCATACAATCTAGTGAGTTGTGGACCGATTTTGAAGTCTTCGTTGGGACTCAACTTACTAATAAATTTTTCAGTGCGTTTTGAGATAAACATATTATTTTAAAGTTAACCAGTGTGCTATTACGCCAAAGAATCCATAGTAGAATTACCAATCTATTTCTAGACTTTATGCGGCCAAGTATTAGACATTAATATTCTACAAAGATTTACTGATACCCATGGTAATCTTTCAACCATATTGGCCGGAACTACGATTCACTCTTTAAAGGATGGACGCCATTAATCCCACCTTCTGGTTATTTGTGGAGGAGGATGATAGCATCGAACTATTATCCCGTTAGAGATACTACAGTTTTCTAGACTGTGTGGGGAGCCAACCCCAGCATCCTCCTAATCTATTCCGCTCCAAGGTCTCAAATTATGTCTTTCTGAAAAGAGTTTAAGATCGTAGATAACTTGTTTTCCTTTTTCAGATTTCATGAATTTATTAATATTGAAATAGGTTCTTCCTTCATGTGTGACCCATATCATTGGGCCTTCTCCTTTCTTAAAGGATTCCATCATTTCTAAATCAATATCACGAAAGAAATTCGTAATGAACTGTATCATACAAATTCAACCTCAAATAATTTCTCAAATTCGTATCGATATTAATATTTATTGATGATTCATCAAAACTATTAATCATATCAGGCATTATTCTGTAAGAGTGTCCGACTACTTGATTTAAGTTCTCGATTAATTCGAAATTTCTCCAATCCAACCAAGTGATACCACCGATTTTCTGAAAACCACCACGATCCTTTCCAGCACCAAATAATGGATCATTAATTCCACTGATAAGTTTAGCCATAGTACTCTGTTCTAGATTATTGAACCAGTCAGAAACATTATTGTCTTTTAATATATCAGAAAAATTAAATGGGACAAATGAAGGATGCAAACCAGCATGAGAGAATAAAAAATGTTTATCTTGAATCATCTCATATTTGAACGGACGAAGTTTTCGAATTACTTGTTTATCTAAAAATTTATCAACAATAGATTGCTTTTGGAAAGACCAACCAGAACATCTGTAATTCGTATTCGAACTAATATAATGAATATCGTGATTTCCGATAAGAAAGGTATATCGTTCATTATTAATGTTATTGTTTAGAAACTTACACATTTCTGGTGTGTAAAAATCATAATCAAAAGAATCAAAGTAGTCGCCAAGAAAAATAATTTCTTGTGCTTCCTGGCATTCAGGAGTTTGAAGAATAGAATTCAAACGATCTATATTTTGGTGGATATCGGGAATTATAATTTTATGCATGTTAATTTCCTTGCACACTAGTTCTTTCACACTACTTTGATCAGAATAGTTTTCTACTATACTTCAATTATACCTTTAATGGAGGTTGATGTCAAGCATTTTTAGAAAAAAACTTTTACACACCGAACGGAACTTCTACAACTTCATAATGAAGTTTGAACTTCATTCTATCCGAGTAGATCTGTTCAGTTTTCGCAAATTCATCAGCCTCTTCTTTTGAGGCGAAGACCCGAATAACCGTCTTCAAATAGGTGGAGTGTACACTGGAATACCAATACTCGTAAACAACCCATACAGTTTTCATACTTTAAGTATACCTTATCCATTCAACCGAAGCAAATTTTTTCGAAAGAATATTCTCTTTTGAATCAATGACTTGCCACAAGTTATTGAAAACAAAGGAGATATTCTTTCGTTTATCCAATACCAATTTCCTTTACGATTCCATCTATAACAGTCAGATTCAACCTTGATCCGTCATATTCGCATGTCAATAACACCGGGACATTATCTCTATTGACAATCCTCGTCTTCAAACCATTCTGTTCTGCATAAGATTTAACATAAGTTAAATCTTTTTCTAATAAGAAAATATAATTATTCATGTTCCTCAAACCAATCTTTCAAAAAATTAACACAAAATGCATTTACTGTAGTCGCATCAACATCTTCTGGAAGAATACAAGAAGAGAATGAATCATCAACTTGAAGTATCAATTCATCGAACCTATTCTGGAATTCTTCTTTTGAAAAGAAACCGGAACGATATTTCATACACTCTTCTGCTGCTTCTTCAAGATTAACTTCATTGTACAAAAATATATGTTTTGCTAGACGTAATAATCTGACAGTGTGTGCAGCAGCCTTTACATCATAACCATATTTATCTACAAGGACCTTCCTCTTCTGACCCAATTTTTCTGTTAATCCGAGTCTCGCTTTCTTTTCTTGAGAAGTTGCGTATCCTCTTAATGAGTTATAGCATCTTTTTGTTAAGAAGAGATTTTTAGCTTGCACTAATCTCAAGCCAAATTCGTTAGTGATTGAATCATAAGATTCTTTCTTTAAGAAAAGCAGAGGAATCACATTCGGATTAAAATTACAACAAAGAGAAACGAATTTAAGAAATTCGTAATCAGTTACATCTACATCTTCTGATACTGAATGCGAAGTATCTGCTCTTTTCAGACCAAAGTATGAATCTATTCCTCCGACATATACCGTCATCCAATCTTTATCTGATTCTGGAGTCGCATGTCCATAAGCATGCGACCCCACAAGTCCCTTTAATATTGTAACCATACTTCAATTATACCTTTAATGGAGGTTGATGTCAAGCATTTTTAGAAAAAAACTTTTACACACCGAACGGAACTCCTTCAACTTCATAATGAAGTTCGAAATTTTAGATCTTCCTTAAACAATTAAATCAATAAATTTTGAGATCATCGTATTAATTTGCTTTTTAGAATTAGAAGAAAATACGAAGGTATCGATAGTTTCTTGTATAGATTTATCTACCATTTTAGGCTGTTTCTTTTTTCTAAACATATTAACAGAACACAAGAATGTATTATCAAATGAATCTCTTTTAGAATCTTCTATAACAATATATTTAGATCTCAAAACCATCTCCGCTTCCTGCTTCTTTTCCCGAGTCATGTTTATATATTTTTCAGTATATCCATTATCTGTCATTAATTTATCAAAATAATCAGCTGAAACACCACATAGAATATCACTCGTTATCAAAAAATTAATGACATTAACATCAGTCATCCTCTGCTTAATTATCTTAAGAATAGTAGATGGACTATTGCGAATCGATTCTTGAGAAGAATCATAATTCTTCTTCGTCTTTGGATCATGGATTACGATTTTCGGTCTACTGTAGTAATTGAAACTATTATAAGATCCATTTTTGTTAATGTAGTTTGTTTCTGTTCCTTGGCCATCCGTAAAATATACCACATTTACAATTTGTGTGCGAGTGTCATTCCTAAATTTATTTACCAGTGAATCTAAACATAAATGGGTTTCTGTTAATGGTGTTCCTCCTAAAGAATAATTTCCAATATTTGTGATTGTTTTACCAGAAATTGATGCTGGATCAATTGAAAGTTGTCCAGACAACTTCCCTATATAATTAAGAAAGATTGAAGACATCTTTTTAAAATCTGATGAATTCATTCTAGAACTTAACAATTCATACAACTTAAAATTAGGATGTATTCCTAAACTATGTTCATTTTTTCCAACATAATGATCGAAAAGAGCGGGTTTATTATGTCCATATTTAGGATTTTCGGAATTTCTGAATGTATCAACAAACCCATATAAAACAAATGGAATATTTGATTGTTTACAGAATAATATTAATTCAAAAGCCTTTTCTTTAGCTCCTGAAAGATATGAATACATAGAACCAGATAGATCCATAATAAAAATTAATCCATTATTCTTTCCATTTGGTTTGATTTCTGAAGTCTTAAAAATCTCATTATTATATTTGTATGAATATAATTTGTTTGTATCTAATTTTCCAGTCTTAAATGTTAAAGTCTTATTGTATTGAAAAGCTTTTTTTCTCATTTCAAATAATTGTTTATGTAATGAGATATTTGCTTTATGATTCTTATTAAAATTCTTGATCGGATTATTTCGATCTAAATCAAAATCATCATCTTCCGCTGAAAGATCCGGCAAATTAAATTTTTCAAAATCCACTTTAATTGATTCAAATGGATAAATGATATTATCTAAATTTGGAGATGGTATGTCAACATACTGTAACATTGAACTGGTATCAACTAATTTTGATAGTGATTCAGCCAAATCTCTATTTGTCTTAGATCTAGACGGTTCATTATCGTCTTGTGATTTAGAACCAGTCGAACCACCAATTTTATTACTAGTTTCTTTTTTCGTTTTGGAATCGGATTCTGATTCCTCTTTTTTTACTGATTCTTGTTCTTCATTATTTCCGGAATCACCGTTATCAGGTTTTTCTGGTTTTTCTGGTTTTTCTGAGTTATTATGAATTCCATCGAAATCAGTTTCTATGTTAATCTTCTCTGGGTTTTCCTTAGTATCGTTTGTATCTGATTCGTTTTCGAAGAAGATCTGACGAGTAGATGGTTGTTCATCAAATGATTCATGTTTTTCCGAATCAAATAATTCAATTGCAATATCTATAACTTGTTTAAAGTTATCAATTGCTTGAATCTTTTCAATGAAAAGATTTTCTCGTTTAGACAGCGTTAATGGGATAATTCCATTAAATTTAAAATACACATTCAATCGATCGATGATCGGAAGATCCTCTACATCGTCGATCTCAATAATCTTATTGTCGATAATATGTTTATATCCATAATAGAAGATCTTTTTCATACCAGGATATTTTTGTTTAACTAATGATTCAATTCTTGCATCTTCAATAATATTGAGATAATCACGAAACACTTCATTAGGTTCTCGAAGTTTACAAGCATTAACATATGCATCTGAATCGGTGTATAGAGCATGACCAATCTCATGTCCAATAAGAGATTCTATAACAATATTTGTTAGGTTCTTCCATGTTGGAATAACCAATATTCTTTTTTTAGTATCGAAGTATGCAGTAGACACAGATTTCTGGATAACTGTTATATCTTCCATAGACATTAATTTTGCTACATTGTCTTGTACAGTTGTAATCATATTTAATATTATACCTTATCCATTCAACCGAAGCAAGTTTTTTTCGAAAGAATATTCTCTTTAGAATCAATGACTTGTGGCAAGTCATTGAAAACAAAGGAGATATTCTTTCTTTTTATTTTTTCTAGAAAACCTTTACATGCTTGACTCAGTACGCTATAATGGGTATGTACCGATTGAAAGGAGATATATGAACTTTATTGAAGCTATTAGAAATGAGTATCCAGGACAAACTACATTCACTAGACCGGAATTAACTATCGTAGCAGATAAGTATTCTTTAAAAAAACAATTTACAGAATTCATGACTACCGATTCTAATAAGATTAGGCGAGGAGTATATAAAATTGATTCGAATGTACAATCCGATTCTTCTGGTGTCATTGAATTAAAGAGACCACCTTCTCCTGATAAACAGAAACCACTCGTATCAGAAAAAAAGGTAGAACACATCCATGACATCAATTTAATTCCAATTAAAGATCCTGAGTTCGTAGCATTCGGTGATTTTTCTCTAGTTAAAAAAATTGTTTCTTCTAAAGCATTCTTTCCAATTTATATTTCTGGAGAATCTGGTAATGGTAAGACTAAGATGGTATATGAAGTTTGTGCTCAAACTAAAAAACCATTATTTCGTGTTAATATTACAGAATCTACTGATGAAGATGATCTGATTGGAGGTTATCGTCTAGTTAATGGAGAAACTGTGTGGCAAGATGGTCCTGTTGTAGAAGCAATGAATCATGGCGCTATTCTTTTATTAGATGAAATTAATTTGGGGACGCATAAAATTATGTGTCTTCAACCTATTCTTGAAGGTAATCCAATTTATATAAAGAAGACCAATACTATTATTCATCCAGTTCAAGGTTTCAATATTATTGCAACAGCAAATACAAAAGGAAAGGCATCTGATGATGGACGTTATATCGGATCAAATACTTTGAACGAAGCTCTGCTCGATAGATTTGCTATGAACGTAGAACATGAATATCCATCAAAAGAAATCGAAATCAAGATTCTAACTAATATTCTTGATTCGTTGAATTGTAAAACGAACGACAGTGTTGAGTTTGCGAATAAATTGGTTGAATGGGCAAAAACTATTCGTGATACATTTGATGTCGGAGGAATTGATGATATTATTACAACTAGAAGATTGATTCATATTATCAGATTCTTTGCTATCGTAGGTGGAACTAGAATGAAATCTATTAAGTATTGTACTTCAAGATTTGATTCTGATACTAAAAAATCTTTCTATTCATTATATCAAAAAATCGATGAATCTATTACTATCGAAGCTGAAACACAAAATTCAAATAAAGCATCAAACTTCGATGATGAGGATATTCTATTTTAAAAATATAAATTCTTAAACAATTAGGAGGTCCTACTAGGACCTCCAATTTTTATAAATACACATGAGGTTATTGATTATATGCCAATGTATGATTATCATTGTGATGAGTGTAAATGCTCTTTCGAGAAGAATGTTAAAATGGATGACTGTGATCTACCAACAACTCAACCATGTCCTTCATGTCTATCCTTATCTGTTAAGAAATCTGTTACGGCTCCAGGTATAGGTGATCCTGTAAGATTAGGAGTCACAAAAGCACCTGCAGATTTTCAGAAATATGTATTGGGTAGAATTAAAGAAGCACACCCAAGAGGCAATGTAGAGAGATCCAGATCAATTGTACGAGAAGTTTAACTTGTTTAACTTGTGATATCTTGGTTATGATGAAAGGATACAAATGTCAAGAAAACCAAGAAACTCCAAAAATAATTTGGAACCAACAATAGATAATTCATTTTCTTTGAAAAAGATACAACCTATTACAGAAGCTCAGCAAGATGTCTTTGATGCTTTTGGAGAAGGTTATAATCTTGTTCTTTGTGGTTCGGCGGGAACTGGTAAAACTTATATATCATTGTATTTGGCTCTCTCAGAATTAATAAAGAGAGATAGAACTGCTAACGACCATCCAACAAAAATAATGATTATTCGATCAACTGTTTCATCAAGAGACGTTGGATTTTTGCCAGGAACTCTGAAAGAAAAGATGGCTGTATATGAAGATCCTTATCGTGGTGTCTTCGCAGAATTATTTGGTAGAGGAGATGCATTTGAAATCTTAAAAACAAAAGGAATTGTTGAATTTTGTTCTACTTCTTTCTTACGTGGAACAACCATAAATGATACATTTATTATTCTTGACGAGTTCCAGAACTGTAGTGAGCAGGAGCTGGAAACAGTTATAACACGTGTTGGTAAGAATACTAAGATTTTCTTTTGTGGAGATTGGTTACAAAACGATCTAATTAAATCTAAGTGGGACGTTTCTGGACTACCACATTTTATGAAGATTATTGAGAAGATGCCGGAATTTGATATAATTGAATTTGGTATAGAAGATATAGTCCGTTCAGGAATAGTTAAATCATTTATCATCGCAAAATCTCAAGTTGAAGATGAATTATTAATAAATAAGTCTAAGGACTAAAATGAATTTAAAGAGTTTCAAAGAATTATATTTAAAAATTGTTTCTGAATCAAAAGATTATTATCAAATCAAAGAGTTGACCAAAAATGAATATAAATCTAAATCTAGATTCTTGTCATCAGAACTTAAAAATATTTGGTCTAATTCATTAAAATTTTTCAAATTTAAAAGATTAGATAGGATTGAATCAGATATTGGATTGTTTCCGGTAAAATATTCACATCTTTCTACAAATAAAAGCGATATAAATGTATTTGTTGTTAAGAGAACAGATAATAATCCAGATCTTGATGAACCTATAGCTATGTTGAGTGTATATGGTACTAATATCAAAATTGGTAAAAATATCAAATTAATTAATAAAATTAAAATTGCTATAGTTCAACCAAAATATCAAGGTCAAGGAATAGGCTATGCTCTATATAAAGGTTTAATAGAAATTGAAGATTGGACCGTGATGTCTGATGATCATAGTAAAGGTGCACGAAAACTTTGGTCTAATTTAAATTCTGATCCGAATATATCTGTTTGGTTGTATGAATCTAGTTCAACTCTAGAAGCAAGAAATGCATTTCAATTAAAGAACTTTGATACAGAAATAGACAAGCTATATAATAATAAAAATTTAAGATTGATTGCAACTAAGAAAAATAGTTCCGTTGATAAATTGTTAACAGAATTTAATAAATTAATAAATAATTCTAAGGAGTAATTTGAATGGACATAAAAAAAATTTAAAGAATCGTATTTGAAAGTAATTTCAGAATCAAAAGAACAAGATAACGATCTGAAGGATTACATCAAAGCTATTGTAGAGGAAGTATTAGAAGAAGCTTATCTAGATGATGAAGGAACAACTTCACCTGAAGCTAAGAAAATATATTCTCTTCTTAAGAAATATGGATATAAATCATTTGGTCAAAAAAATACATCATATTTATCATTCGATAAAGTTTGGAGTGTTCCTGATGATCCACTATATGCAACTTCTCATAGAGTGTATGTAAAGAAATATTCAGGAGATTGGGAATCTGGTCGTCAAAAAGACTTAGAATTAGAAAATACGACTGGATCCGGCAAAGATCTATCTAAATTAGAAGATATTCTAAAACAAGTAGACACCTATGTGAGAAGTATAGAAAAATCAAAATAAATTTGTATTATACAAAATAATATATTATAATATATAAGTGAAGTCATTCAAACACAATAAAATAAATCTACCAAATCTATTGACCCAAGAGATTAATAATCGAAGGTATTATGTTACACCATCAGGTAAACTGATGCCTTCTATCACGACTCTCTTGGGTCAAACTTCTAAAGAATCTATAGAATCTTGGAAGAAATCTATTGGAGAAGAAAATGCAAAACAAATCTCAGAATACGCCTGTGCATTGGGCGAAAATCTACATTATGTTATTGAAAAATATTTAGATAATGATCCAAATTTCTTAGAAAAAACAACAATACATTCTAAATATATGTTCTCTTCTATGCAGGACACTCTTGATAGAATAGATAACATATACACACAAGAAGCTTCATTGTATTCGGATACACTTGGTTTAGCCGGGAGAACTGATTGTATTGCGGAGTTTGATGGTATTCCTTCTATCATAGACTTTAAAACTTCCAGAAAAGAAAAGAAAGAAGAATGGATTACAAATTATTTCGTACAAGGAACAGCGTATTCTTTGATGTTTGAAGAAATGACTGGTATAAAAATAAAACAAATTGTAATCCTTATGTGTACATATGATTCGCAACCAATTATTTTTAAAGTGAATAGATCTAATTATTACACAGCATTGAAAGACATTATGGACAAATATCTTGGAAATTTGAAATATGAAATATAAAGAAATACAAGACTTAGCCGAACAAGAATTAAAGATTGATAGATTTAAGCTTGGTGAAGAAGCGACTAGAACTCCAAACATTCTCATGAGATTCTTGGATATCTATCGTTCTGAAAAGGTTCTTCTTCATAAAATGAATAAGAAATTTGCTGAATTGAAAAGGGATAAGTGGGAATATTATTCTGGTAAAGCACCTGAAGAGGTGTATAATGAAAAACCTTTCGATATTAAAGTTTTGAGACAAGATATTGATATGTATCTAGACGCAGATCAAGAATTGTCTGATTTGAATTACAATATACAATCACAAAAAGAAAAGATATTTTGTTTAGAAAAAATCTTGCGTGGCATAGAACAACGTGAGTTTTCAATCAAGAATGCTATCCAAATGTTGAAGTTTGATGCAGGTGAATTCTAATAAATACTTTATAATTATATGCAAAAACACTTCAAATCTTTCATCAACGAACTAAGACGAGCACAAAAAGTTGGACTGGCTGTAAATAAGGCTGCAGAGTTTGGACATTCTGCAGCCAGAACTTATTTACACAACTTAGAAGATCAAGGAGTAGATCTTGATCTTTATGGTGTAACAATGACCAAGATCCCTAAGGTTGGAATCAATCCAAGATCTGAATACTACAACACACCAATTGGTGTGTATTTTTATCCGGCAAAGTATTACTTGAATACTGTAACACTTCCTTTTCAACACGAAGCTCCATTTATCAACATCATAAGAATAGATACTAAAGAAGAACATATTGTATTTTTGGATAATGTTACAAATGATGTCGTAGAAGCCGCCGCAAAGATTCTGTTTAAAGACAATTACAAAAGTATTTTGAGAGACGCAAAAGACGATGCAAGAGTTCAGACATCCGGCGGTATATGGTGGTTTCTATCATTTTTTGCAGCAGACGATAATCCAAGAAGATGGACAAGTGTATTGAGAAACACTTTGGGTGTGAAAGTTGTTATTGATAATGCAGGCGACGGTATCATTCACGTCAACGAACCAACACAAGGTGTTATACTTGATTCAACTGTAGCAAAAGTTGTGAGACGATTTGAAAACAAACAATATATAGATGTCGATAAAAATAATATAGATTCTGTGTGGCAGTTTGTTGTAAACAAATACAAACAAACAAGAAAAGTACCGAAATTTGGAGAAGACATATTAGCAACAGATCCAGTAATAGCGTACGAGTATTCAAAATACATCTTGAACGGACCGTTTCCAAAAGGCGAAGAGTCTATTGCAAAAGATCCAGTAATAGCGTACGAGTATTCAAGATACATCTTGAACGGACCGTTTCCAAAAGGCGAAGAGTCTATTGCAAAAGATCCTGAAACGTCTTACAATTATGCAAGATATTCATTGAATGGTCCATTTCCAAAAGGTGAAGATGGAATCGCAAAAGATTCTCTACTTGCATATAGATATTCAAGATATGTATTAAAAGGTCGTTTTCCGAAAGGAGAAGACGCAATTGCACAAGATCCTGAATTGGCGTATGATTATGCCACAGAAATATTGAAAGGTAGATTTGAACAGGCAGAAAAATATATATTACAAAAAGCAGATTATGCTGCTTTGTATGCGTTTGACGTATTAAAAAGGCCTTGGCCTGAGGCAGAAAATGTAATCAAGAAAAGCTCGTATTATGCCAAAGAATACGAAAAATTCAAACAGAAATTCAATCAACAAGCAGAAAACTAAAAACGAACTAAGACGAGCACAGAAACTTGGTTTGAAGGTTTCTGGAAAAGATACTGTATTCTCTAAGAGAGAAGTCGATGCTATCTTTTACGAAGCAATGGGTGTGCTAGGTGTATCATATCTTGTCAAGAAGCTTGTCTATTTGTATGTAAGAGTTTTTGGCGATTCTTCTGGATACAAAAAGTAGTATATAAATATCATAGCGATTGGCTATGAAACTTACACTCACATCTTTGAATGCAACATGGGTTCATGTTGACACCGAACCTGGTATAGCACAGGAATTGTATGATAGATTGTCATTTGATGTTCCTGGTGCCAAGTACATGCCTGCATTTAAAAGAAGAATGTGGGACGGCAAGATACACCTATATGATAAGAGAAAGAACATAATTCATAAAGGTCTCACACATTACATTGAATCATACACAGAAGAGAATCAATATAAGATCCTGAAGAATTACAGTAATGTTGCATACGAACAGTCTGTTGCAGATGAATTTGTTTCTAATTTGAAATGTTATTCGGGAAACGAACCATTAGAAATTCGTGATTACCAATTGGATGCAATTAAGCGTGCCATTACATCCAAGCGTTTTATTGCATTATCGCCAACAGGATCAGGTAAATCCTTGATCATTGCATCTATTATCAAATTCTATTATGAGAAAATAGATGGGAAGATATTGCTGATTTGTCCAACAACATCATTAGTTGAGCAGATGTCATCCGACATCAAAGAATATTTTCCTGATTGGGAATCTGAAAAGAAGATCACTAAGATATACTCAGGAACAGAAAGATTTGATCGTAAGATTGTTATATCTACATGGCAATCAATATATGACAACCCACAATCATATTTCGAAGACTTTGAAGTAGTTATCGGGGACGAAACACATTTATATTCAGCAAAAGAAATTTCAAAGTTATTTGAAAAGTGTGTAAATGCATCGCATCGTTATGGTTTTACAGGAACACTTTCTGGCGAAAAATTGCATCAACTTCAACTTGAAGGGCTGTTTGGTAAAGCATTCCAGATTACAACAACTTCTCAACTAATTTCAAAGAAACAGTTATCTTCTTTCAACATAAATGCTTTGTTACTTGGATATTCTCCAGAAACCAGAAAAGTTGCAAAAGGATTTGATTGGGAAGGTGAAGTATCTTTCTTGTTAGCGCACGAGAAACGCAACAAATTTATCTCGAAGTTAGCAACTTCTTTGAAGGGAAACACTCTTGTATTATTCTCAAGAGTAGATGCACACGGTAAACCATTATTCGAACAAATCAAAAAGATGACTGATAAACCAGTCCACTTTGTATATGGTGGAACAGAAACACAAATACGAGAAGATATTCGTAAGTCGATCGAGAATGCCAATAATGGAATTATTGTCGCATCATCTCAGATATTCTCAACTGGTATCAACATACCATCTCTTCAGAACATCATATTCACACACCCATCTAAGTCACGTGTTCGAACATTACAATCTATCGGAAGAGTTCTGAGATTATCTAAGAATAAAGAAGGTCCTTCAGTTCTTTATGATATTGTAGATGATATGTGTATAAATAATCATAAGAATTTTGCATATAAACATTTCTCTGAAAGAGTTAAAGTTTACGCATCTGAAGATTTCGATTACCAGATAATAGATATACGATTGGAGTAAATTATGGAAGATCAAATTATTAAAATTCCTTCTATGTCATACGAACGTAGAATTCCCGCAACCATTGATGAAGCAATGGAAGAGATCGATAGAAGGATCATGATTACAGGTCAAACAAATTTCGGTAAAGTTAATGCAAGATTAATATTCCGTGAGTTACTAGAAGACTTTGTAAAGGGATTAGAGAATAGATCAACTATTCATATATTATAAATATAAAAATATGAAAATATTATCATTTAAACAACAATATATAAATGAAACCAAAAGTAGACCATGTATTGTAGTGGATGTGCAACCGGCTTATGCATATTATCAGCAGAGAGATGAACCTGAGGGTTCGATGCCAAAAGCATATAAAATCAGTCAAAAAGTTATCAATTTTGTAAATCAACAAACTGGACCTGTGCTGATGTTTATTAATGCTGAGGAAACTGGAGTATCAAACGATACCAAAGCAAGCGTGATTAATTTTTGGGAAGACTATGGGTTTGACCCTGACAATTGGAATCGAGTAACGATCGTCGACAAAGGGTATGGATATTTTAGAACTTGGATGGATCAGGGTGTTAGTGAAGCTGTAATCATCCGAGTGATCCGTGCCCTGTATCAAGCCAAAGCCAATGAGAGCAGAGATTTAGAATTAGAACAGTTAAAGCAGTTAGTGGGCGCAGAATGGCAGGACTGGATGGCAGATGATCCCATTATTATAAATTGGACAAGTGTTGCGCAGCTCAAACGCTTTCAAGGTGCTTACATAATGGGCGGTGGACGAAATGAATGTTTACGAGAAGTAGAATTACTAATGAATGCATTTAATGTTAGTTACAAGAGAATTGACAGTTTAGTGTACGGTTAATGTATATTTAATTTCTATAACTTAAAACCACTACATACTTAGTATAGCGTAGAAAGTCAAGTTAGTCAATATCTGAGTTATAAAAAAGATATTGCTTTCTTTGTATGTATTTTATATAATGGTAGTATGATATTAAACCAAACAATGACTAACGAACTACCAAATATAGAAGACATAATCATTAAGCCAGAAGATATTCTTAGAGAAGTAACAGAGATAGTTCAACAATATAAGATGAATTATCTTGAAGCAACAGCTTATTTTTGCGAGAAAAATAATTATGATACAACATCCATATCTAAGATTATCCCTCAATCACTCAGAGCTCTTATCGAACAATCTGCTAAAGACTTGAAATTATTAAAAAAGAAATATAACAATTCAAACACATTACCACTATGAGTGATATGTTTTCTGGGTACGATGCATATATAACTTATCTTGCATTTAAGCTACACTTCTCTAGTACAACTTATAATTTTTTTACATATAACGGGAAAACAAAATCCAATCCAAAATCCTATGAAAATAGGAAGGATAGATATCATTTCGAAAAGATATCAGCTAGAATTTCTAAAGAATCCTTTATTGAAAGAATGTTAGTAGAATATCTAGAGAACCAAAACTTTTGGATTAAAGATGTTCTAACTGCAGATAATAAAGCAAGGCATCTAGTTTGGAGAGGATATGTAGAAGCATTCCCATATGCTTTCAAATCTGATCTTGGAAAGATTAAAGAATATTGTCTTCTGAATGAAATTGAATATAATGAACTCTTTAAAACGAAAGGAGTAACACATCCTCTTATTTTTAAGATGTACCTAAGAAAAGATATTCGTTTAGAAACATTTATTTGTGTAGATAATCTTATTAAGATTTCAGATAAGATGAATTCTCCCGAAA